CGTAGTCGAAGACATGATGTAGACCGCAGTAGTCGGGGCGATGTTCGCCGCAATGAACGGCGCCCAGAGAGCGCGAAGGTCAGCGCGGACATGCGCTTCATCCGAACCGCTGGAGCTGATCGCAGCAACACCATTGGTGATCGACGCCGGAGAGACGTTCGCAACCGCAGCCTTGCCCGGATCGATGAAGTCGATATCCAGACGTTCGCGCAGCGCATCCACCAAGCCATTGCGCACAAGCGCCTCGGCAGACGGATTGCTGAAGCGGATCAGTTCATCCGTGATGACCGAGATCGCGGCCACCTTGGCCCAGGTCAGATTTGTCGCGTTGTAATCAAACTTGGTGAGCGGCTTCGGCGCACCCTGACCAACCCAATAACCCGCACCGCCTGAAGTCTGACCAGCAATTCGGACATTGAACGGGATATTGCGCAGCGACGGAATCGCACCCTGGCCGAACTTGCCTACAATGGTTTGCGGACGCAGATATTCCACGAAATCAGCCGTGAAAATCTGATAGTTGACCAGAGGCGAAGCCCAAGTCGCATCCGAGGTAGTGCCGGCATTGACGTTGGACTTGATGAGCGATTCAAAGCTCTAGCCCGTCTCGGCCTGGAACTTCAGTGCGTTGACAACGCGATCGGTCTGCGGGATCTGGCTCTTCGCGATATTGAACGCGCGGCCCACGTCACCCTTCGCGGCGGCCAGACACATCGCATAGCGGGCAAATTCGACGCCCGGCTCAAGCTTCTGCGTATTCTTGACCGTCACACCCTCGCGGGTCTTGCTCGCATCTTCCGACTTGGCGCCGGCAACGACAACGGCCTTCTCGGCATTAATCTTTTCAAGACGCGTCAGGCGAGCGATATCGCCATCAATGCGCTTGATTTCATTTTCGAGAGTATCGAAAGCTTCGGCCTCGGCCTCATCCATCGAACGATTTTCATCCAATGACTTCTAAGCGAAGGCGTTCATTTCATTGGTTTTGCTGTCACGGGTGGCCTTGAGATCGGCAACCTGTTCAGCGAAAGTCTTACCTGCCATATTGAATTTCCTTTGGTTGAATTGCGGCCCTATGGCCCCCGCAACAAAGGGGAGCGATGTCCGCATGAATGAATTTGACTTCTACTTTGCCGTATTTCGTTCGCCGGATTATTCGCTTTCGGTACTTGTCTACCTTCGGCGGGTTATCCGTCATGCAAACCTTGCCATTTCGCGTATCCGCAAAGAGAACATGGTCAATCTGTTTGCCGTTCAGAAAAACTTTTCGCAGCCCTCGAAGATCATCTGGACTATGAATATGTCCGCGATCGTTCCGAAGTCTCATTTTGCTTTGAGCGAAACCGCGCCCTTCGGAATTCGTACCGCTGCCACCAATGGGATTGCATGCTTGATGCGTTTCTGGACTCGTGCCGGAGCGCTATCGAATTCCTTGATCTTGTCCACGACCTCGCGAGGCAGCGCCTTGCCCATCGACTTGACGGACGTTATGACCGCTTCCTAGTTGCACGGAACTGAGACAGGGCTAAGCTCGTAGACCTCGATCTCTTGATATTCGACGCCGCCATTATCGTTGAACGCATATTTCAACGGACGGAATCCGATGCTCACGGCGCGCACGATACCCAACTCGATTTCGCCCCACGCCGTATCCAGCCGGTCTTTAAGTTCACAATCAGGCAATCCATCAGACTGCGGGATCGTCGCGGTGAACGGGAGTCCATTTTTTGTCGCCTTGCCGAAGACGGCCTAGCCGATCGGCTCATCGTGCTCGTGCTGATGCAGCAGCACTACCGGATTTTGAAACGTTGCGCCGAGCGGGTCGATCGTATCGCCAACCCGGTCAACGGCTGGCGTAGTCGCCAAGCCCGTAAACGTGCGCTTCGCGGCATCGATCGATTTGACCTAAAAAACCGAATAGGCGCGTTTGTTGTCTGACATCGTTTATTCCTTCACAGAATCATCATTTGGTATTCGGGAGGCTTGGCCGGCGCTTGTGTGTTCGCCGCGCCGATAGCCATTGCGAGCGCAACAAGTCCGTCAATTCGGCCTGTTGCTTTAGATTTGTCCAGCTTGCGATTGCCGGCAGGATCGCGAGTTGCTACGGCATTCTCCGCGCACATATCGAGCACCGGATTGCCGCCATGCCTGATCTTGCCGTCCAGCAGCAGCGATTCAAGCTGATCCAGCGCGGGCGTCATATCCTTAAATCCCTGACCGAACGGCACAAGCGGCAATTCGGCGCTGAGCCGTGACAGCTCGTTTTTCAGTACATCCATGCGCCAGCGGTCAAACGGTATCGCACGCACATCGAATGAATCGCATAATTCAATTAGCTGCTAGGCAACATAGGCATAGTCAACCGATGCACCAGGAGTCAGCGTGATCTTTCCCTCTCGCGCCCAAACATCATAAGGCTCTCGATCACGCTGGCTGCGTTCCTCGACGCCGACCTTGGGGGCGAAGAAATAGGGCAACACATGGAATAATCCAGCACCATCGCGCCCCACCACGACCACTGCCGTCAAGTCATTGCGCGCAGATAGGTCAACGCCGATATAGCATTCCTGTACAACGCTGAAATCCGGCTCAGCGCTATTCGCTTCCCAAACCGAGCGCGTCACAAACGGATCGCTCATATTCACCCTTTGGTTTAGGATGAGATTTCGATACGCCGACTCTCTCGAAGGCATGCGCCTCGCGCTTTCCGCCAGCCGCCTGCATTCGTCTGCGTTCAGAAAATCGCCGAACGCCGGGTTTGCCGCCCTGATCGCCTTATCGCTGAACGGATCAAGGTCTTGTGGAGCAGTATAGAGCGCCACCTTAATCATCGGGTCCGCGCCTTTCAGTGCATCATCGATCATTACTGAGAGCAGATCGCCATCCTTTGCGGCCTGAGTCGAGATGATGATTGATAGCGGATGTTCATGCGCGCCCTGCGCAGTATCAATCGCCTCGAAGAAATCATCGCGAGGGCCGCGGACCTAGCCTAATTCGTCGTGGATCGCCAGAGCTGGCGAGCGGCCCACATTCGTTGCCGCATCAGCACTCAGCGCCTTATACGTCGTTCCAAGTTCAGGACAGACGATTTCCTTGGCTGTATCTTTAATCACAACCGCTTGCGAAATATCGGGCGATAGGCGGGCGCATTTGCTCGCATATCGGAAGACCATCGACGCCTGGTCGCGCGAGCGGGCGCCAGATACCACTTCCGAATTCCCTACTGCTTCCGGTCCGCAAGTATGCAAGAGCACGATGAAGGCAATCAGGGCGGTCTTACCATTCTTGCGGCCAAACGAAAGAATGAATGTCCGCGTCGGAGAATCGTAGAGCCGAATCAATTCGCGCTACTGCCAATCCCTCAGCTTGACCGGCTTGCCAACATCCTTTCCCTCGGGAATACGGCAAAACGTTTCGATCCACGCAATGTTTCGCTGCGCGCGTGTTAGCTACCGTTTCCGAACTGCCACAACTTACCACCCTGCGCCGAGCGCTTGTTTGCCGTGGCCGCTGCCTGCGGCGTGTACCGGCTCTGATTCGTCAGCCGCAGCTTCGTGGCCAGGCTCGCGACGCGCTTTGATTCCTTATCGCGCATATCGAGAAGGTTTTTTAGCATCATGCCTTCCTCTACCGCTTTACCAGTGCATGCCAAATCAATCTTGACTGCAAGTGCATCGCACATAGCAACAGCCCGCACGTATTCCATCAGTAATGGCGCGCTATCTGCGGCAAACCAATCCACCGGCTTAGTCGCGACCGTCGCGCGCCATAGCTCGATCTATTTAGTTGTCAGAGATTCGGGCGGCTCAAGCCTTGAAGGCAGTGCCGAAACCGTGGCAACGCTTAGAGATTCTGTGCTTTTACGAGACATTGCGTTGCTTATTTACCACAGAAATTGTTACGAAATAGCTGAAAAGAAGTGACGGACACGGTGTCAACTTGGATCAGAAAAAGCTTTGAAGGTCCCCGCCTGGGGTCATGCGCACAGCGCCAGCGCCAATTGGCCCTTAATCGTCGCGCCTTTATCGCCATTGCACTTGCGGCATGAGCACTGCACGTTGCTCCATATGTGGGCGCCGCCCAAAGATATCGGCACAACATGGTCCAGCTCGGGTGCATTAGGTTCATACGTGCCGCGCAGCCTGCGTGGAGTATGGGTGCCGCATAGCTTGCACTTCCACTTATCCCGATCGAAGACTGCAATCGGATCAATCTTATCGGCAGCAACTCCGCGCTCTATTGCCCTGCGCCTTGCCTTGGCTATGCGTCTATTGCGGCGACCTGCATCTGATTTGAAGTAGAGTAATCGACTCTTTCTTTTATTCTTCTTCGTGCAGTCTAAGCAAACTCGCCGGCATCCGCCAAGCGTTCGGGATACGATGATCATTTCCTCACATGACTGGCATTTTCGCCTGCGCTTTGCCGGTCTTTCCACATATCCAGCGATTCTTCTTAATGCCAGCACTTCCTTGCGAATCATTCGCAGCCTGCGAGCATCGGCTAGGCGTGCGGCCTTTTCCTCTTTTGGTAGAGGGAGATGTATGCCAACAGCTACGCCATTAGCTACCTTGCATAACGCCGCGCATGATTTGCTGCAATACCGCTGCTCGGGATAGAAGCTGCTGAATGGTAACTTACACCACTCGCACAATCCCAGTATCCGTTGTCTGACTGGCCTTGGGCGGGGCTGTAACTTCTTTGCTCGACAATCAGCGCATCGTTTAGCGCGCTTGCCGCTTGATACAAATACTTTCGTTTGCGCACCGCAATCTATACACTCGCCCTCAGCCATTGGCCTGCCTCAATCAGGTTATTGGTTAGGCCCGATATAGTGTTGACGCACGGTATCGGGCCGCTTTATCTCGCGCGCGATTATCGCATAGCCAAGATAAAGTTTCCATCACCTGTCCCAATGCGGACTCATCCCTGCATCGCGTCGTTCAAGTCTCGCCGGCTTGGCTCCTGCCTCTATCTGCGTCTTGCGCTCGTGGCACTCGTCACAGATCGATTGCAGGTTGTATTCGGTATCCGTTCCGCCGCGCGCCCTAGGCGTGATGTGATCGACCTACTTTGCCTCAGTCACCCTCTCTTGGCGCTTGCATGGCTGGCATAGGTAATTGTCGCGCTGGAGGATTCGTTCCCTTAGCTTGCGCCATCTACTACCGCCTCGGCCTTGCCCCCATTTGCTCATGCAATCAAACGCTCTGCCGTCTCTCTAACGGTGACGTGCCATACATATTCGGCACTACGCGAGTCAAGGCTGGTCACATCTGTCGCGTGGGCATATACGGTATATCCGCAACCTCCGGCCTCAGTAAGAGCCTGAGATAGCGCTCTTGCTGCCAGCACTATCTTCTTATCGCAATCTTCTTTGCTCATCCGCTCA